ATCTACTAAAAAGACTTCTTTTCCGTGGTTTAGTAAGGTTTGACAGTACTCTAATGCCTGCTTTAATGCGTCATTATCTAATGCAATAAATACTTGTTTAACACTAGAAGATACGATCTTTTTCATAAGCTTTTCCGGTAACGTCTTACCTAATAATGGAATTGCATTACGTTTGATTGCCATTGCATCAAAAGTACCTTCACATAATACGATTGGACTATCCCAATTAATTAAAAGGTCAAACCCAATAATATTCTTAGATGCTTGAGGATTCTTATATTTTATGTCTCCAGGACCGAAGTTACGTCCTACAAAGTAGTTTAACGTTCCATTCTCGTCGTAACTAGGAATAATAATCATATCCTTGTACCGACCTGATTCACAGTATCCTAAGCTATATCTCTTAATATCTGTAGCATTTAAACCTCTTTCTTTTAGGTATCGAAGTGCTTGACGGACTACAACGTCGGAGGTATCTGCTTCTGAAAGTGTTTTATATTCTTTAGGTAAAGCTAGAGCTTCAACTTTAACTCCGTGCTCTTCTTGATAGGAAATCTTAACGTAATTCTTAAGCTCTTGAATTTTATGGTCTGGGGCAGATACAGCCTTAAAAAGACTAACGAGTTTCTTTCCTTTCTTGTTACATACCCAGCAATGCCAGTGGTGAATGCCTTCCTCGTTTTCTTTAAGATTGATCTCTAATTTTGGTTTATAATGATTACAGAAAGGACAATTGTAGGAGAAGTTATCTCCAGATGTCGGCTTACCTGCCCCAATTACACTATTTACTAGACTTACTAGTAGATGATTTACCATTAATTAAATATATGACCTTAACCGGGTAAGTGCAAGTCTTTTCGGAAAATTCTGGACATAATGTTGTCGTTGTATGAATTTGTTTCGAGTACATCATATTTACATTGATAAGCAATTTCATAATAAGTTAGCTGTTTTTTTGAAAAACACAACTTTAAAATTTCCCTTTTAAATTTATCTTCACCAACCTCTTTAACTTCGGCAAGTAACGGTTTACATGATCCCCAATATTCTCTCCAGTTAGATTCTTTATTAACTCTCTTCTTAGTAGGCTTTCTTCCAGGGCCGGACTGTTCTGAAATTTCTTTCTTTGTAAGTTTCTTAGTTAAGGTGTTAGTAAACACTTTTCTACCAATGTAGAACTTACCAGTCTCAATGTTTGTTATCATATAAACAAATCCGACTGCTTTGTCTTCAAATTGATATTCTTCTGTAACTTCTTTATTTTCGTAAAACCAATTGGGCATAAATTTTATCTGTCGATGTTAATTAATATTGTTGTATCTGTTACGTTGTTACTTGGTAACGCTTTAGCTAGTTTACCAACTGCAATTAAATCTTGATTTTCATTATACAATCCTACAGTAGTTACGTACGGATTAAAATAAGACCCTGTTACAAAATCATAAACTGTCCCGTCTGTTGATCCTGAGATTAATGATGGGTTAAGAGAGAAATTAAATTCTGAAGGATCGAAGGTGCATTTATACTGTGTCTCAAAAATAGTGAATGAACTGCTAAAAGAACAGGTTACATTTGCGGATGTAATTATATTTTCAATAAATGGATTTGGACCTGCTCCGTAAACACTTGTTCCATATATTGCTGATCCATATAAATCTCCGATTCCAGGGTTATCTTTTGTTAATATAACTAATCCATGTTGATATATGATATTACCGCAATACTCTCCATCTAATGAAAAATACAAATTACCATTACTGTCATCAGTAATACTTCCAGATTCGGCAGTCATAATAAAAGAACCTGGTTGAATTACATCTCCGTAAAGTTTAGATGGTATAGAAATCACCCCTATAATTGCATTTGAAGCTGTAGGGAAGTATCTTTCTAAAGTTAATGTAGTTTCTAAGTAATTTTCATACCTACCCGCAGAACTTATAGAACCCACTAATACATCGCCATCTTCGTTAGACCCTGGAAATATGAATGGTACTGCTACAGGATCACCGTAACTTGAACTTAGGTAATTAGAGTAATATAATTCCTTAGCTGAGTTGTATATTAATCTTTTATACTCAGTAGTAATTTGACCTGTAGTAGCTTCATTTAAGCTAAATAAACCTTGTATATTCTGTCCTAAAAACCTATCAATACCAACAGTAGATCCGGTAAGTTCAGCCGCTCCAGTAAACCGGAAGGCTTTGTTCACTTCAAATGGAGTGACTATTATGTCGGATGCTAGTAGTTGTTTGAACGCAGTCATTCATTTTAGAAATCAAGCTTAACTCTAAGTAAGGCTTCTTTAGTAAAGTCTTTAGTTAGGGGTTTAGACAATTTTGCTACAGCAAGTAGATCGTTAGTATCGTTATAGAATCCAACTGTGGTCATAAAGGTTTGAGGAGAGTTAATAAATGTACTAAAGATTACATCTCCTGTTGATCCTGAAATAAATGAGGGATTTTCTGAGTAGTTAAATTCACTATTTCTTGCTCTAACGAATACGAAATCAGACGTTACTGTTTCTTCACTGTTAACTTGGAATGAAGCAGCTCCGGAGATTGCTGTAAATAATCTACTAATATTTAATCCGTCTGAATCAGAAGATCTAGAAGGTTCTAAATTAATAGATTGTGACAAAGCTAGAGGGTTAAGAATAATAGTTGCAATATCCGGTAAGAATAAACCGTAAGATCCTGAAGATAGAGAGTAACCGTTGGCATTTATGCTTGTATTAGCAACTCCGTTTGAACCAGAGATAATCTGGTAAACTCTACCGCAATCTAAATAAGTGTCGGTAGATACCATTCCAGAATTATCTGTTAAGTTGACTGTACTACTTCCGTTTTTAATCTGGATGTTAAAAGTACCTTTCAGTAGGTGTTCTTTATATCTTGCTCTATCTACAGATAAAGCCCAGAAATCAGAAGCTGTTACAGTTCCGAAGATAAATTGAGCTGTTTCACTTCCATATACTAAGTTACGATATTGACCGTAAACTGTTCTTGTTGGAGATACACCGGGGACTAAATCGTTAAAGTTAGCACTTCCTGAACCGTTTTGGTTGCCGTAAGCGATTGCGAATTGTACAGCAGCACTACTCAAAGTAGAAGCTGTCTGGTATACATTCTTATAGTAACTATCGTTCGTAGATGTTACTGATGAAGTAAAAAATGTACTTAGAGTTGGGCTATTAGTAGACCAAGCAGTTGCTGTTACTGAGTCAACGCTTACCAAAAAATCTTCTGGGTCTAATCTTTTAAATGACATTGTCTATAGTTTAGGTTGTTTTAGTAACGATTACTGGGATTTGAAGTCTTGCACCTGAATCTCTACCTACTACTTGTAGTGTGGCAGATAATTGAGTATTTCCTCCAAACAAGGTATTGATTGTTGTTGCACTCAAGTTCAATGTAGTTCCAATCACTGTCTTAGATACCGAAGTACCGATTGTAGTAGTTTGATTTGCTGCTTGAACGTCAGGAGTATTAATTCCTACACCGTTGAAGTTATTAAATAATCTAACATCAGAAATTGTAAATGTATACCCTGAGGATTCATATAGTGTAGTCTGTGATAGGTAGTTTAAAGTCTGAGGAGTAATTGCTAATCCTGCACCTTGCTTAATAGTAATTGAAGAGTAACCAATATCTAATACTGGCATTCTAGCTGTACCTCTAGGAAGAGTTACGAGCTTGTACTTCATAATTTGATTCTCATCAGGAAATGCTTCAAGTAGTGGCATATTTTCAATAGCTTCCCCGTAGAAAGCTGAACCTGATGGTTGGTTTGGATTGTACAGAGTGTAATCGATTTCATCGTCTGACAATGCAAATTGTGTAATTCTAAAAGAACCGTCACCGCGGGCAAGTAATTCTCTCCCTTTCGCGGTTAAGATTGCATCAACTGTGACAGCAGTGTTATTTAAGTATCCCATGATTTATTATAAATATGTGTCTAATTTAAGTTTTTAGTTTATTGGAAATCCAGCCTTAGCAGCATTGTCTACAATCTTCTTTAGGTATTCCGGACTATACCCGCTCGGTACTAGGT